ATCGCGGTGTCAAGTACACCAAGTGAGATAGATCTTACAGAGGGGTGCAATTCCCCTCATCACTATTGGCTTCGGCCCTCTACGGAGGATACCCTTAGCCGTCTAGACGGTGGGATAGACCACAAATAAAAACTAAATATACTCAAAGATCTTTGAGAGTCGTACATAATTAACTCTCTTTTAAAATGGCACAACAATCATCTGATCTGACTACTTCACTTACACAGGTTGGTGCAGCTAATCTAGCGTCGTCTACAACGGCCGAAAAGCGTGCACTGTATCTGAAACTGTTCAGTGGTGAGATGTTCAAAGGCTTCCAGCACAATGCAATCGCTCGCGATCTTGTGATGAAGCGTACACTTAAAAACGGCAAATCTTTACAATTTATTTACACTGGGCGCACCACGGCGGAATATCATACGCCGGGAAATGCGATTTTGGGAAACAGCGACGGCGCTCCCCCAGTGGCAGAGAAGACCGTCACGGTTGACGACCTTCTTATTAGTTCAGCCTTCGTATATGACCTTGATGAGACACTTTCTCATTACGATCTTCGCTCAGAAATTAGTCGTAAAATCGGCTACGCCTTGGCAGAAAAGTATGACCGCTTGATCTTCCGTGCAATTGCTCGTGGTGCTCGTGCAGCATCCCCAGTAAGTGCAACGAACTTCGTTGAGCCTGGTGGTACACAGATCCGTGTTGGTTCTTCTACCAACGAATCTGATGCTTTCTCCTCTACCGCATTGGTTGCTGCTTTCTATGACGCAGCTGCTGCAATGGACGAGAAGGGAATTTCTAGCGATGGCCGCTGTGCTGTCCTGAACCCTCGTCAGTACTACGAATTGATCCAAGCTGTTGGTTCCAATGGTCTTGTAAACCGTGACGCTCAGGGCACTGCTCTGCAAGGCGGCAACGGCGTTATCGAGATCGCTGGTATCCACATCTACAAGTCAATGAACATCCCGTTCCTTGGCAAGTACGGCACCAAGTTTGGTGGTACTACTGATAAAACATCTCCTGGCAATCTCGGTGACTTCATCGGACCTGACCTGGAAGATGCTTCCGGTGCTACTGACGGTATCAACAATGACTACGGTACTGCAACCGAATTTGGTGAAGTATCTGCTGGTCTTATTTTCCAAAAAGAAGCAGCCGCTTGTGTTGAAGCAATCGGTCCTCAAGTACAAGTCACCTCTGGTGATGTCTCCGTGATTTATCAGGGTGACGTTATCTTGGGTCGCTTGGCCATGGGCGCAGATTATCTGAACCCCGCTGCAGCCGTTGAGCTGTATGTGGGTGCTACAGCTCCTTCTGCATTCTGATTTAAATACTTTATTGGGGTCTCTTCGGAGGCCCTTTTTTTTACCTTAAAAAAATATATGGCTTATCCAACCACTAATGCTCAGTTAGAGCTTCCAGCTGTAAATCAAATTCTACAGTCATGTGGTCAAGCGCCTGTGACTACTCTCGATCAAACCAACCCGGACGTTGCGATTGCTTACCAGACTTTGTTAGAAGTCTCGCGGGAAGTACAGGCGGAAGGATGGACATTCAATAAGGAAGGTCATTATGAAATGGCTCCTGACAACAATGGTGAAATACTAATTGCTAATAACATTCTGCAATTAGACCTTACCAAAAATTCTAACAATGCAACAAAGGATGTTGTACGCAGGAATGGAAAACTATATGACAAGGCGAGTCATAGTTATACATTCACAAAGCCAGTACTATGTGACATCACATGGTTATTTGATTGGGTAGACATCCCAAAACCTATTGCAGACTTCATCGTAAACCGGACTGCCGCAACTGTATCCAGCAGGATTGTTGGAGATTCAAATCAATATCAAATGCTTCAACAGAAAGAAGCGTTTGCAAGAGCCATGGCAATGGAATACGAATGTAACCAAGGTGATTACACATTCTTCGGACACCCTGGTGAAACAAATACTTACACCAGCTATCAACCTTACAACGCACTTTATCGATAAATGCCAGCAGTTACTCAACGGATCTCAAGCTACCTAGGCGGAGTATCTAGACAATCAGATGACAAGATGATGGCCGGTCAGGTCCGTGAGTGCTATAACGCATTCCCTGATGCAACCTATGGATTAACCAAAAGGCCAGGCTTTAAGCACATTGCAAATTTAGGGACAACCTTAGATGATGCAAAGTGGTTTTATATCAGCAGAGAAAGTACAGAAAAATATGTCGGATGTATTGAAGGCGGAGACTTATACATCTGGAATGTGGATACAGGAGATGCTTGTACTATCACCTATGAAACAGGGGCTCAGGACTACCTATCACTTTCATCACCAACTAAAGATGATTTTAAATTACTCACTGTACAAGATACAACTATTGTAATTAATACAAACGTAGATGTAGCAGAGATAACCGCAGTAGCTGGAACCCCTAATGCACAAGGCACACTAAATTTAACTGGAGCTATTCCAGAAACTTTGTATACAGTTACGTTACAAGGAGAAGTAATTGATGTAATATCTGACATAAACGATTCATCATTTGATGATATTCTGACAGAGAAAAGTGGGCACAACTTAAAGGAAGCAATTGAAGACAGGATTACTGCACGACAAACTGCAAATGATGCTGACTTTACAGGAACCTGGACAGTCTCAAAAGTAGGTAAAACAAGTCTACGAATCCAACGTGTGGTATCAGGAACAGCTACCGCTTTTACACTTGAAGCAAAAGGTGGTTTGACAAACGTATTCTTGGAAGCATTTCAAGATGAAGTAGCAAACGTAGGCGTACTACCAGCTGAATCATTTGACGGACACACAGTAAGGATCCTCAACACTGATACATTTGCTGATGACTATTACGCTGAATTCAAAGCAGATAATGGAACAAGTGGTCGCGGTTATTGGGAAGAGACAAGAGCACCGTACCAAGAAAATGAAGACGGCACGATTAGTGATGTTTCGGCAGGACTAGATAATACAACTCTTCCTCATGAATTAATCAATACAGCAACTGACACCTTCACGTTTAAAAAAATTACATACGATGAGAGAGCAGTTGGCGACAATGACAGCAATAGTCACCCTAGCTTTGTAAATGAAAAAATCTCTGGAGGTTTCTTCCATAACAATAGACTTGGCTTCTTATCAAAAGATAATGTAGCGATGAGCCGAAGTGGTTCATTCTTTAATTTTTACTTTACAACAGCGCAAACTGTTGTAGACGATGACCCAATTGATATTAGCTGTTCATCAGTTAAATCAACATCTCTACATGCAGTGCTACCAACTGCACAAGGTATTATTCTATTTGCGCAAAACCAGCAGTTTGTTTTGTATTCAGATAGTGGTGTATTGACTCCAGCATTAGCAACCATTAGGACCATCTCAAACTATGAAATGGACAGTAATGTTGACCCCGTAGACGTTGGAACACAAATCAACTTCATCAGTAAGACACCTGGCTATACAAGATGCTTTAGTTTGATTACTCGTGGTCAGCAAGAGAATCCACAAGTCCTTGATTTATCTCGTGTCGTAAAAGAATGGATTGCGCCAGGTATTGATCAACTGATTTCTAGTCCACAGAATTCAATGATTGCGATGGCAGCTCAGGATTCTAAGCAGGTATACATATTCCGTTATTACAACAACGGTGAAAAGAACTTGATGCAGGCTTGGGTTAATTGGAGTATGCCAGGAACAACGCAGTTCATCACGATTGAATCTGATGACATGTATGCAGTAACTAAGCAGGCAGATCAATTTACACTGAGCAAAGCTGCATTAAGCCAAAGCCCTGAACAATCCATTATTGTCAATAATGCTGGACAAAAAGTGAATCCATGTATTGACCTATATGCAACAGCAGATAGTGTGGTATATGATTCAACTACTAAAGAATCAAAGTGCTACTTACCTTATAACGACGTAAGTGAACTGACACCAGTGCTGGTGATTGCAGGTAATACAAGTACTGGTAGCTTCGTTGAATCAGGATTTACAGTCACACCAAGCCGAGGAACAGATACCACTGGAGATCACTTCATCGTTCAAGGTAAAGACCTTACAAGCGTAGCTGATGATGTTGTAGTAGGTTTTAAATATAACTTTGATATACACCTACCAACAACTTACTTTAGGCGAGATCAAGATACTGATTTTACAGCGAACCTAACAATTGCACGCATGAAATTCTCGGTAGGATTGTCTGGTGTTATGAGTTTCAAAGTAACTCAAAAAGGAAGACAGCCTTATAGTATTTCATATACTGGTGACGGTAGTACTACTACATTTAATTTCAACAAGAAAGACCTAAACTATAGTGACAGGTCAGATGTGAAGGTGAAGATAAATGGAATCGTGACAGATGCATTTAGTTTTACAAATGACACAACCATTGAATTTGATTCTGCACCTGAAACAGACTCAACTATTCTCCTATACATAGATGAATGGTTTAGCACACAACCGGTAATTGAAGCTAACGAATACTTAGCAAATGATGTACCACTTCAGAATGAAACTATATTTACAATACCTGTACATCAACGTACAGAAAATTTCAAACTGAGGCTGTTTAACAACACACCATTTCCAGTTGCATTAAACGCAATGATGTGGGAAGGCAACTACACACCACGATTCTATAAGAGAGTATAAGTATGATTTTTGGATGGTTCCAAGCAAACGAACAAAATAGGCAGAGAGAAAAAGCTGCCGATAATCAGAATGATTACAACGAAGACATGTGGGACTTCAATAATGATGAAGCCAAACGTGTCTATAAGTTTAAAAAACAAGGCCTTGAAATAACCAAACGAAACAATGAGAGAAATACTCAGTTTCAAGAGGCCATGTCTATTCAGCAATATGACTCCGCAATGGCAATGCGGAATTATCAAGAGACTGAAAAGTTCAATGCATGGTCAGCTTCTATAAGCCAGGCAGCTGAACAAGTATCTTTTAATGCCATGGCTACAAAGACAGCAGACACTCAGCAAGACCGTGCTTTAACTGAACAGCTGACTGGATTGATGTTTGATGAAAAACAAACATTACAAGACTTTGGTATGGCCACAATGGGGCTAAGCCTAAAACGTAAATCAGAACGTGCACAAGGTGCTACCAACGTACAGCAACAACGTGTAGCGGCACTAAAAGCAAAAGGTACACAACAGTCCAGAGGAAGCTTAGGACGGTCTTCAACAAAGGCTGTCATTGGCTTAATGGCTGAATCAGGAGCTAGGCAATCAGACATCGTACAGCAGATGTTATTTAATGAACAAGGTATGGATTTAGATGTAACCAAGTTACGTGAACAACTATTCCTTGATCGAGCAATGATTCAGGCAACCGAAGAGAACATTATCTTTAACGATAAAGCAGTAAGAGCTAAGTTCCTACAAGATCAGGTACAAGCTGATATGAATGCAATGGCAAACATCATGACAAAGCCAACTGCATTACCACCTATTCCAAAACCACTTGCATTACCAAGACCTGAATACCAAGACATTCTTAAGCCTAAAGAGCCGCCCAAACCAGGAGAAGTAGTAGCACAAACTACTAACCCATGGCTGGCACTAGCAGGTGATGTCGTGAATATTGCAACTGCAGCTACTGGTGCGGGTGCATTTTCTGCAGCTGGAATGAATTGGGGTCAATTCTTCGCCGGTTTATAAACTATGTCTAAATACAGAACAATGGCACAGCCCGGTAGCTTCGGTGCTGGGCAGTTAAAAACTAACGATAAGAAGCAGCGTGACATCATCAACACGATGAATGACACGTCTCAGGCGATGAAAGAGAATCAATCTTTCTTGGAGAGTCAACAAGAGCTTTACTTTAGAGCACAACAATTTGCACAAGGGGAAGAGCAAAAAGTTCGTGAGATGAACTTTGAAACTGAGACCGATAGCCGTGAAAGGCTAAGGGAATCAATTGCTCTTGACTATCAAACACAAATTGCTAATGAAGAAACAAGATCCAAACAACGTTTAGAAGGTCTAAAAGGATTAGAGAATTTCTCTAAAACTGCATTTAAACTTGGTTCTGACGTAATTAATGATGGCATTAACAAACGCCGTCAAGCATACAGCGCATTAATTGCAAGGACTGGATTAGATGGAGCCCAATTACGTGAAATCCAAGCATTAGACAATAACCTTACAGAATCTGCTTTTATGCAGAGTCAGGCAATTCTTGATCTAAAAGCTAGCGGAACATCAGACGAAGACATTAATGCTATCTACCAAAAGGTATACAAAGATAGTGGTTCACTAGCTTGGATTGATAACAAGTCTGTTGCAAGAAACTCTTTAGAAGGTTTTGAGCTAGCACTGGTAGAAGCAAAGGCAGCAAACCCAACAGCATCAGGGACAGAGCTCAAAGCCATTTACAATACGCTGTATGACACGTATGTAGGAGGTTTAGGTGATGGATCTGGCAGGCAATTTACACCAGAGTTTCTAGAGACTACTGTTAATGGCAAACTAAGAAGTGCCTTAAATAGAAAGATTATAGAAGCAACTCAACAAGAGGGGGAGGAAAATCTATCTAATGTTGAAGTTAAGCTGGGACAAGCATTTGACAACACCTATAGGGGTGCAGGCGGTGCACGCGGCTTAATGTCAATGTTGGAGAAGAATCCCAACTCAAGAAAGTCACTTGTCAAATGGTTAAATAATAGTCTAAAGTCTGGGGCAATTTCACCAACAGAAGTTGAATCGATACTGAAGTCAAAGCTAATCAACTATGAAGGCGGTGACAAAAGCTTTATTGAAGCATTTGGTGGTACAGCAGAAGTAGCTGATTTGGTGCAAACTATTAATACTAAGTATCGAAACAACGCTCAACGGCTACGCCAACGTCAAGCAAATGCAATCGGAGATACTAACAATGAAATCCTAAGAAGGGCTAACGCTGCTGGTGTTGATGATGATGGAGTAATTGATGCAGAAGAATTTGAGTCAATCAAAGCTTGGGCACTGAGCACTGGTCTTGATCCTGCAAAACTTACAGCATTAGAGCGAGTAAGAAAGGATACGATAGGTGCAAAAGAACGGACAGCACTAGAGGCGTATATCCAACAACTCAGGAAAGATGGGAATTGGAACCTGGATACGATGCGTGCTCTAGACTTGCCAACCGATTTATTTACCAAATACGAAAGCTACGCAATTGCTGGAAGCAAAATAAAGACTGATCCAAAAGTAAAAGGTTACAAAGATACCTTTAGACAAATGCTGGCAAACAACACTGCTGTTAAAGCAAGAAAGATGGAACAGTCAGCAAGTGTTTCGTTTATGGCTAATAAGTTTACTGATGATTTCAGAAATGAGATACAAGCAGAAATGGCCAAAATGGCAAATGCTGGCATTGAACCAGATTTTGACAAAGCAGCGGAGGTAGCATCAAAAACAATTGAACGAAAAATATCTGAATTTATTGATAAACCAGATAGTATTAACACTAAAACTGGTGAATACTTACCGTTTATCAAAAGTTTTAAAGATATATCAGACGATGAGCGAGCAAGAAAAACTCTTAAAAACAATATAAATACTGCGATTCAAACTAACAAGTGGAACGAAGTATACAAAGCATTAGACGAGGAAGCATTTATCGAATTTCAACAACAAAGTCAAGGACAAGTTAATCCAGTTGCAGAATTAATTGCAGCATCGATGAATAATGGATTGACTGCTGAACAAGTGCATAACAAAATTGCACAAAAATTTGGACTAGAACCACTAGACACTACATCAAGAACTAGACAAAGCATTAATGAAAGTGTGCCTAAGATCTTAGACAGATATGCTGTCTTTGATAGGGTAGAAGAACGTAGATTTGCCTGGAGTGAAGGTGCTGGTGGTTCACCAAGACGTGGAGCATATGCAGAAACAGGGGCAGGAACAGCTGCACCAGATGATACAAAGGCTTTGGTAGAAATATCAAATGACTTAGGTATTAATCCAATTGATCTTGCAACTATCATTGGTTTTGAAACAGGGGGTACATACAGCCCTGATCAGGCCGGTGGTGACGGAGGCCGCTACAGAGGTTTAATTCAATTCGGACCTGAAGAGCAAAGGCAGTATGGAATTGTGCCTGGAATGAGTTTCCGTAATCAACTTACAGCTGTAGCTCAGTTCTTTAGAGACAGGTTCGGTGGAGTAGGTATGGAGACACAAGGCGCTTCGTTGGAAGATCTATACACAGCAGTGCTCACAGGAAATCCTCAAGGAAATAGAAACGCTCCCGATTCAAACGGCACAACAGCAATCAGCGGTGTAAGAGATATGGGTGCACACAGAGAAGCAGCAATGAAAAGGTATGGGCTAAAGTAAACCTTACATAACAACTAATGAATGAAGAAGAAATGCTGCAGGGGGATACGTTCCAACTGTCAGAGGAAGATCAGCAACGATTGCTTGAAGAACAAGCGCAGATTGAAGCTGATTTAACCGCTGCAGATCAGGCAGCTGAGATCACACCACCAACGGCACCAACAGCACCTACGGATGCTGCACCAGCTGTTGAAGAACAAGAACCATTTGATAGGTCTAAAGATTATTCTTATTACGAAGCTCAAGGGATGAGTCGTAAAGAATATAACCGGAACCGACTGAAAACACTGAGTATTGGTTCTGATGTAGAAGGCTTTGCACAAGACCCTAGACTTTCGGCTGAATTGTTTACAGCTATCCCTGCTGGTATAGCTGACGCTGTAGTAGATACAGTTAATTTTCTGGTTGATCCAGAAGATGCGATGCCTGGAAAAGGGTTACCAAAGATTCCTGAGTATGAAAGTCAAGTAGTTCAAACAGTACGAGAACTGTCGGCTATTGTCATACCTAACGTTGGCATCATCGGTAGTGGTACAGCTGCGCTTTCAAAAGCCTCTAGAGGTAGCAAATTCCTAAGTGATCCATTGGTAAGGAAAGTAGGACAAACAGCCTTTGCAGCCGGTACAGGTGCGTTTGTGGACTACGTTACAGAGTTCAATCAAACTGATGACAATGCTGCAGGGGCGTTAAAGAAATCGCTTCCTAATTGGACTGGATGGATTCCAGACAACATTGCAACTTTAGATAGCGATTCAGCAGATGTGAAGCGCATTAAGAACGTCAATGAAGGCGTTTATCTGGGTGTTGGCGCAGACCTTATTTTAGGACTGGGTAAGCTTGCTAAAGGCATAAAAGGTATTACTGACAGTCTTTGGGTCGGTGAGTCTGAAAAAGGAATGAAGTTCCTTAAGAAGAATGCTGTCAAAGAGGGCTCAACGGCTGTAGAAGTTGTTGAAGCCTCAGCAGCTGGCAGACAAATTGAGCTAGATGAACTAGGTGGCTACAACTTTGACAAATCTCAGAGTCTTGATCAACCTGTATATGGTGTTCATGATTTATATGGTTACCAAGAGCAAGGCATTCGTTCACTTGACAATCTTGGAATTGTTGGTGCTTCAGTTGACGTAGTACGAATTAACAAAAACTATGACTCCGTTTATGGGAGGGTAGGAAGTGTATTTTCTGAAAGCGCTCTGAAGTATGGTCTAGAAACAAGTGAGCAGCAAAACATCCTTATTAATGGACTGGCTTCACAGCTTCGTGATGCTGACAAGTATGGATATAAAACTGCTTCAGGTAATTACATTACTCATTCTGAAATTGTAGAGCAGGGAGAAAATCTGGCATCTGAGTTTTACAACATGGATGTTAGGCAGATTAAACAGTTTCTTGAAAATAAAAACCTTACAGGAATTGATCCAGATACAGATATACCAGTCCTTAAAAGCGAAGCTTATGTAGGGGCAATGAAGGCAATCAAGATGTATATGGATGACTTCATGAATATGGATGTTGTCAAAGCACAAGCCTATACAGCTACTTCATTAGCAGGACAAGTATCTGACACCGCACAAGGTATGCGTCTGACAGAAGGAACGCCTTCAATCATCAGAGCACAAGAGCAAATCTTGGATAGGGTTGAATTCTTGATGACTCAGAAGGGTATGACTTCTTATACCCGAGGTAGAGCGCTGAACATGCTGAACTTCTGGAACCGTATGTCTAAAAAAGGTTCTGATGCGTTCAACATGGCAGAAGCAAAACGTATGAAAAATCTCATCAAGAATGAGAACAATGAAACGTTAGCTGCACTTGAAATGATCAAGCAAGATAGTGCAGAGACAATGGCAGTAATTAGAGAGATTAGTGCTGAAAGGCCAGAGATGCTTGCTCCTTTGATGTTTGCTTATGAGATGACTGACGGCAACGTCAAGACAATGCATCATCTCAACAGAACTTTGCAAAATATGACCGGTGTTTTGAGTAAAGCATTCATTGATTTAGAACCTGAAATTCCATCATTGGTGTTGAAAGGTTTCTGGTCAAACTTGTATAATTCAACGCTAGGAGCATTTGCTACTCCTGCCAAAGCAGGAATCTCTAATGCTTACCTATTGTCTGAAAGGCCAATTAGAGCATTTGCAGGAGCATTACACCAAACGGCGACAACAGGTGATACAACATTATTGAGACGTGGCTGGTATCAATACACATCGATGATTGAGACTTTACAAAGCTCACATCAATACAGCAAGCAAGTATTCAAAAGGTCTGCTTTAGATCCTTATGTGACTGAAGTTCGTGATGACATGGGCTTTAGAAATGAACAGGCACTAGAACTTGTAAATATGTATGCAGATGCTGCAGCAGAACGTGGTGAATTTGGACCACAAGTAATGGCACAAATAGTCAATGATCAGGCAGATTTAGCTAATCATCCTTGGACACGTTTTGGAACCAGAGCAATGCAAGCAGAAGATGGTTTCACACAAGCCATGATTGCTGTAGCAGAGGCAAAAGGACGAGCATTTGACAGAGTAACTGAAGGTGGCACTAAAGCTTTTGACGCTGAAAAAGCAGAAGCGCTTTATAAGGAAGTGTATGACGGTATGTTTGATGAAACAGGGTTAATCACTGACAAAGCAGTACGACATGCAGCTGGTGAAATTGCTATGAACCTGGACAGTAAAGGTAATACTTCATTGTCAGGTCTAATTAGCCATATGCCAATGGTTAAACCATTTATGTTGTTCACTAAAACACCGATCAATGATTTGGTTTTAAGTTCTAGTTACACTCCTGTTAATCCAGTACAAGCTTTTTACAAAGACTTTGGTGAGTTCGGCAGAAAGTTTGAAGAAACACCAACTGAAAAGTTGAAAGAGATATTTACTCGTAGAGGCATCACCGTTGATGAATTTTCGGCTAAGAATAAGTACGACGAACTTAGAGCTGACGTTATTGGCCGTAGAGCAATGGGAAGCATTGCAGTTACAAGTGCTGTTGGTTTGTTTATGACTGACAGGATTACTGGTGACGGACTACATAATAGGCAAAAGCAAAAAGGTCGTACAGAATACGACTGGAAGCCAAGGTCAATCAAACTTCCAGGTGGTTATTGGGTCAGCTACGACAACTTGGGACCTATGTCAAATTGGCTTGCATTAACTGTGAACATCATGGACAACTTTGACAGTCTAGAACCAAATGACATGAGCGCTTTGCTAAATAAAATGTCATTTATTTTAGGTGCTTCAGTAACTAAGAAATCACACCTAGCAGGTTTAGAAGGATTGTTTGACACCTTAAGTGGTGACTCAAGTGCAATGGCCAAACATGCAGCTAGCTTTCTAAGCGCAGGAACAATTACTGGTTCTAGTCAGCTTGCTGAAATCTCTAGATTAATGGAGCCTGGCAAGAAAGAAGTTGAGATGCAGCTTGATCAACTAATTACAAACCGACTTCCATTCTTAAAAGATACCTTGCCAGACAAGTATGACTGGATTGATGGCGGTGAAGTTGGAGTACCAGATAACTTCCTTGCAAGACTTGTAAACACCTACCTGCCTTGGAAAATTAACGGAAAAATTAGTCCCGAAAAGCAATTCTTAATTGACATTGAGTATGACGCAGTACCTACACTACAAACAAATGGTGCCGGTGTTGAGTATACACCCGAACAAAGGTCAGATATTACTAACCGAATGGGTAAAGACAAGCTATTCCAGGCTGCTATACGACGTGTAATGGCGCGGGTAGATGCTAAGAAATTTAGAAGCGACTATAAAAAAGCTGTAGATGATGGCTTAAGTCCAGATTTAACAACCTTTAATGGCGTTCATAAAGAACTAGATTTGGAATTAGGGTTAGCTATGGATAGTGCTGCAGCGGCTTCACCGTATGCAACTGAAGTACAACGTAAACAGATGGTACAAGACACTGTTGAATTGTATCTACAACGTGGGGACCATAAGGGAGCAAAAGAGTTTATGAACTACATGGAATCAAAGTTTTCTATCTAAAAGGATAAATGGCAACTACACAATCTACATACACAGGTAATGGTTCTACAACGAACTATTCTTTTACATTTGAATATATTAATGAAGCAGACGTCAAAGCATCTCTTGATGGTACTGTCACAACAGATTTTTCATTAGATAACGCAACAACAGTTGCCTTCGATACTGCACCAGATTCTGGTGTCAACATCATTATCTTTCGAGATACTGATAACGACACTAGGGCGGCAACATTCTTTGCTGGATCAGCTATTAAAGCAGAAGATCTAAATGCAAACTTTGATCAGATTACCTACGTTGCACAGGAAACTGAAAACAATGCAGTAAGTGCATTGGGCGGCACTATGTCTGGTGAACTCGATATGAGTGATCAGAAGATAGTCAACTTAGGTACACCTACTGAAGATGAAGATGCCAGCACCAAAGCTTATGTAGATGATTTAATCACTACCCACCAAGCACAGGTCGATGCAGCGGCAGCATCGGAAACGGCTGCGGCAGCTTCTGAGACTGCAGCTGCGGATTCTGAAACTGCAGCGGCCACGTCCGAAACAAACGCAGCAACGAGCGCAACTAACTCAGCAAACAGCGCCACTGCTTCGGCTACAAGTGCTACGGAAGCAGCTACCAGCGCTACAGAGGCAGCTACTAGCGCTACAGAAGCAGCAAGTTCTGCCACTACTGCCGCTACTGAAGCAACAGATGCTGCTACCAGCGCAACAACAGCTAGTACACAAGCAACTGCATCAGCAAATAGTGCAACAGCTAGCGCGACAAGTGCGAGTGAAGCAGACACATCGGCAACAGAAGCAGCTACAAGTGCCACAAATTCGTCAAACAGTGCAACGGCAGCTGCTTCGTCCGCAGCTTCGGCTCTTGCAGCCTTCGATGACTTTGACGATAGGTATCTAGGTGCTCATGCTTCAGACCCCACAACCGATAACGACGGTGATGCCTTAGATGCAGGTGACCTGTACTTCAACACTACAAACGATGTAATGAGGTTGTACACAGGCTCTACTTGGGTAACAGCCTTTGTCCCTGGTGAAGCTGAAGACATCTCATTTACAGCTGCTGGAAACATAGCAGGTACGAATGTACAGACTGCTATCGAAGAATTGGATACAGAGAAAGTAGGAAGAACAAGTGCAACTGGTTCTGCTGAACTTCCTAGTGGTACTGAAGCACAACGTGATGGTTCACCTGAAGCTGGTTACATCCGGTTTAACACCGATGTAGATCAATTTGAAGGCTATAACGGCACTACGTGGTCAAGTGTTGGCGGTGGTGCAACAGGCGGTGGTGGTGATCAATGGGCTATTGAGATGGACAACACGATCACAGAAGACTACACAATTACTACTGGTAAGAATGTTGTTAGTGCTGGACCTTTGACTATTAATAGCGGTGCAACTGTCACCGTACCTTCTGGATCTACTTGGGTAATTGTTTAATTATGACTATTAGAATTGACGGAACTAATACCGCCGCTAATCCAGGTATTACGGGAACAGACACCGACACAGGTCTGCAATTTGGAACAGATGAAGTCAGTATTGTTACTGGTGGAACGGAGCAGTTAAAGGTTGAAAGCGATGGCAGGCTGTTGGTTGGGACGTCTAGTGAAAGCGGCTCTTCAACCGTAGTTGTTAGAGGTCGCCCCGGAGTCTCAGCTGCTGAGGGTCAATTAGAACTTGGACGCAATCAACCAGCCACTACGCCTTTCGGTTCAGGAGACCCTCTAGGGAAGATTCTCTTTACAGACAATGGCTCAAATGTGTATAGCCAGATTGTATGTGAAGCAGATGGGACTTCAGCATCGGGTGACTATCCCGGACGCCTAGTGTTCTCCACTTCTGCCGATGGTGCGTCGAGCCCTACGGAGCGCATGCGGCTTTCAAGCCAAGGTGCTTTGTGGTCAGCTGCTAATACAAGTGTTGAAGCTTTTGGTGGCACCGTTCATTACAGTGGATTTCTCCAAAACCATGGTGGTCAGTGGACTTTGGGACTAACAAATAAAGGGAATGAAGGCGATAATGGACATGGCCTGTCTATTG